ATAGAGATTGAAAAGATAGATGTTTTAACTAAGCATTATAACGATAAAATAGTCAAATTGATTAAAAAAGAAGTACCAGAATCCGAGAAAAAATAAATGGCAGCAATAGCTAACCTAACTATAGACCAAGGAACAACCTTCAGTTCAGACGTAACTGTAAAGGACGCCAATGGACAACCGTTTGACCTAACTGGTTATACAGCGGCAGCGAAGATGGCTAAAGGGTATGCTTCCACTAGAACAAGATCCAATCTATCTACTTCAATAGCGACAGACGCCGCTACAGGAGTAGTAACTCTTTCACTAACAGCAGCGGAAACTACTGCTTTGGATGCTGAGAGATACGTATATGACCTTGAAATTACATCAAGCGTTGGTGCTGTTACTCGGGTTATAGAAGGATTAATTACAGTTAGACCTCAAGTTACTACTTAATCAAACTCATTTTTGTTATAAATATAAGATAAAAGGGAGAGAGAATGTCTGACATTACAGCAAAAATAAATGTAAATACTCAATCTGGTCCACAAAAAGTTTCTGTGACCTTGCCGTCTAGTAAGGCACTTCAAAATACTGCCCTTAAATTTGCTCTTCTTGGTGATGTTGACACAACCAATTTAGATGATGGCGCTATGATTCAATATAGAGCTAGTGATGGTAAGTTTGTAACTAGAACAGAAATAGTTACGACTACTGGAACATTATTATTTAATTGTGGAACATTTTAAAGGATAACAAATGGCAACAGTAATACAGATAAAAAGAAGTTCAGCAACATCAGCTCCAGCAACATTAAAATTAGGTGAATTAGCATATACTTATGGAACAGGAACACAAGCTAACCTAGGAGATAGAATCTTTATAGGGGAAGGTGGAGTTGACGGTAACGGTGACGCAAATAACATTTCAGTAATTGGTGGTCAATATTTTACAGATATGTTGGATCACGTTGCTGGAACATTAACAGCAAATGGTGCTGTTTTAGTAGATTCAAACAAAGCAGTTAACGAATTAATTGTAGGTAATAATACAAGTGCAGGTGGAGAAGTAAAATTTAATGAAGGAACAAATAACGGTTCATCATTTATAGGTCTTAAAGCTCCTAACAACGTATCTACAACAACAACATTTACATTACCAGACGGAGATGGTTCTGCTGGTCAGTTTATGAAAACTGACGGTGGTGGAAATTTATCTTTCGCAACAGTTAATCAATACATTGATTTAGCAGGTGATACAGGAACAGATACTTATAATACTGCTGAAACATTAACTTTTGCAGGTGGTTCAGGAATGGCTACTGTTGTAACTGATAACAATGTAGAAATTCAAGCAACAGCATTAACAAATGCTAACTTATCTGGTACTGCTGGAATTTCAAATGCAAATTTAGCAAATCCTACTACAACATTAGGTAGTTCAGTATTAACTTTAGGTGCAACAGAAACAGATTTAGCTGGATTAACATCTTTAGTAATTGATGACATTACAATAAACGGTCAATCAATTTCAACAACAGCAAGTAATAAAGATATTCATTTAACACCTCACGGAACTGGTACAGTTATTCTACCAAGTGGCTATGAAGATAGAAGTGGATTCCAAGACCAATCAGTTGCTAACAAAGCATACGTTGACCAAGTTGCTCAAGGTTTAGATACTAAACCTTCTTGTAGATTAGGTACAACTGCTAATTTATCAGCAACTTATTCAAATGGAACTGCTGGTGTTGGCGCAACTTTAACTGCTACATCAAACGGTGCATTATCACTTGATGGATCAACACCAAGTGCTAGTGATAGAATTTTAGTTAAAAATCAAACAGACGCTTCTGAAAACGGTATTTACACAGTTACAACTGTTGGTGATGGATCAACTGCTTTTGTATTAACAAGAGCAACTCCAGAAGACCAACCATCTGAATTAAGTGGTGGTGCTTTCGTATTCGTTGAAGAAGGAACTTTAAATGCGAATAACGGTTATGTATTTACACACACAGGTGCTCCAACATTTGGAACAACTGATTTAGATGTAGCACAATTTTCTGGTGCAGGTCAAATTACTGCAGGTGCAGGATTAGTTAAAGATGGTAATACAATTGATACAAATCCTGATAATAGTTCACTTGAAGTTAGTGGCGACCAATTAAGAGTTAAAGCTAGTGGTGTTACAAATGCTATGTTAGGTGGTTCAATTACAACTGACAAATTAAATAATCCAGTAATATATTTTAAAGATGAAACTTCAACACAAGGTCAAGTTTCAATAGAAGGTACTTTAGAATTTATGGCAGGTGAAGGAATTAATACTATTGCAAATGGAAATAAATTACAGATTGTTGGTGAGTTAGCAAGTAATTCAAATATAGGAGTTGCTTCTTTTTCTGCTGACAACTTTACAGTTACATCAGGTGACGTAGAAGTTTCAACAGTTGATGGAGGAACTTTCTAATGTTTGGTTGGATAAAAAAATTTATTAATAAAACAATAAGTTCTTATGATCCAGTCAAACCAAAAGTATCGGTAATCGTAGCTAAAGATTTAAAGAATAAAACTAAAAAAGAATTAGAGAGAATTGGTAGAAAAATAGGAATTGAATTAGATAGAAGATTATCTAAATCAAAATTAATTAACAAAATTAAATTTAGAGCTAGAATAAACAGGAAAAAATAATGGCAACAAAAATTAAACCATATCGTTCAGAAGTAGCAACTCGTATTCCATCAGCAAGTAATATGGAAGTCGGTGAGTTGGCTATGAACGTCCAAGACGGTAAATTTTATACCAAAACAAGTGTAGGACAAATTAAAGAGTTAGGTGGTGCAGGATCAATTACTTTGCAAGACGTAACTGCTAACGGTTCTATTACAGATAGAACAATCACTATGAACGGTGCAAATTTTATCTTTGAAGGTAATTTAGAAGACGCTTTTGAAACTACTTTAACAGTAGATGAACCTACTTCTGATAACACATTAAAATTACCTAATGCTTCAGGTACTCTTGGTACGCAAGATGACGCATTGGCTTATTCTGTTGTATTTGGTTCGTAGGATAAATTATGGCAAGTATATTTAAGAATTCAGGAATAACAGTTCCAGTAATAGATGATTCTACTGGTAATATGTACCAAGCGTCTAATACTGAAAAAGCGGTAATTCACGCATTGTTTATTTCAAATAGAAGTGAGTATAGTATAGCTAGAGTAAATGTTAAAGTTACAATTGATGGAGCTAAAAATACAAATACTAATCCAACAAATTTTGTATTTGTCGCTAAAAATTTAGAGGTTCCTGTGGGTAATACATTGACACTAGATAAACCAATAAATTTAGAGAACAATGATATATTAAGAGTGACTGCTGAACCTTCTCCTGATTCATCTTCTGTTGATGTGGAGGCGTTTGCTAGTATTTTGGCAATGACAGAATAGAAAAAATGAGAAAAATAAATATTACAAATTAGAGAAAATCAATGGCTTATTTAGTACCAGGAACAACAGGAATAAAATACTTAAAGAAATTCAATGCGATAAGACGTACAAAAGAAGGTATGTTATACCTAACGTCTGTTGATCCTAACTCTAGCAATGAATCAATTGAAGTATCAAAATATTTTGAAGATGGAAAATCAGATGCTGTTGGAAGAGACCAAACAGATTACGTTGAAGAAAGACTAGAAATGTTAAATGTTCAATATTTCACAGGTGATGGTTCAACTAAAGCATTTACTATATCATCTCCAGTATTAAATGAAACAAGACTAGCACTATTTTTAGATGGTGTTAAACAACAACCTTTTACAGATTGGTCGCTATCCAATGGTAATCAGATAAATTTCGTACTAATTCCTAGTGCTAATGCTAGTATTGTGGTTGGTGTGGTTAAGAGAAGATACTACAATAATGATAGCGATAAGTTTCAACAAATTAATTATTCAGACGATACTACAACTAGTTTTCTTATAAATAGTACTAGTGGAGATTTAGTTAAAAGAAGTAAAAAAGGAATTACAAGGACAGCACTAACAAGTGATGACTTTGAAACGTTTGAAAGCACAACGGCAAGTGTAGCAACAACAACATACCAAAGTGCTGTTTAAATGAATAAATATTAGGGAAAAAGAGAGAAAATGGCAGATTTCAAACTAGGACGAATAAAATTTAAATGGAGAGGTGATTGGCAAGCAAGCACCACTTACTCACTTGATGATATAGCAAAATATGGTGGTAATACTTATGTGTGTATTCAAAACCACGTATCACCAGCAAACGAAAACTTATTTTATACAAGTCCTGGAACATATACAGATTACTGGCAAGTACACGGCGAATCAGTTTATTTCAAAGGTGCTTATGCCAATACAACTTGGTACAAATTAAACGACCTAGTTAGTTATGGTGGTAAACAGTACCGTTGTACAACAGCTCACACATCAGCAAGTTTAGTTTTAGACTCTTCAAAATTTGAACAGTTTGTAGATAGTATTAACTTTACAGGTGATTACGCTTCTTCAACTCAATACAAATTAAATGATATAGTTAAATACGGTGGAAGACAATATAGATGTACAACTGAATACACATCAGCAGCTGGTGGTGATCCAAATATAGACTTAACAAAATTTACTTTATTTAGTGAAGGTTTAGCATTTAAAGGCGACTTTCAAGTTAATACATTTTACAAATTAGATGACGTTGTAAAATTTGGTTCATACCAATATAGATGTACAACTGCTCATACTTCAGGTGCTAATTTATCAGATTTTGCTCAAGCAAACTTTTCTGTTTATTCAGAAGGATTACAATTTGAAGATTCTTATGACGCAACTACACTTTACCAAAAAGGTGATGTAGTAACTTATGGTGGGTATTCTTATGCATATATTAATGCTGAAGAAACTACAGGACAAACTCCTGCTGATAATGCTTATTGGGATGTAATAACAACAGGTTTCAACGCAACTGGACTTTATGTCCACGGAACATTATACAAAACTGGTGATACAGTTCAGTATGGTGGTAATTCTTATGTTTGTATATTAGACGCACAAAATCAAAGACCTGCACAAGCAACAGGTGCTGTTAATTCAACTTATTGGAAAGCAGTTGTTGAAGGATTTAAATGGCAAGGTAATTACGCTTCTACTACAACATATACTATTGGCGATACAGTAAGATATGCTTCAAACTCTTATGTAAATTTAAAAGACCAAGTTCTTAACGTAACTCCAGGTTCAGACGCAACTACTTGGCAAGCAATTGCTCAAGGAGATACTGCTGCTGTAATGACATCAATCGGGGACTTGATTGTTCAAGACTCTGGTGGTGTTGCAAGATTACCTTTAGGACTTCCAGGTGGAGTATTAACTAATGATGGAGATGATATTTTATGGAGTGGAATTTCAGGTAAAAACGTTTTATGGGTTGCACCAAAAGGAACAGACGGTGGACCAGGAACAGAAGCATTGCCTTACAAAACATTGGCATATGCTTGTAAACACGCAAAATCAAATTCAATTAGAGAAATAGAAAACACATCAGGTGGTACAGGTGGAACGCAAGACTTATATGATGAAGTTCAAGGTTATGCTTCAAAAGAATTAACAGTTTCAGCAACACCAAGTACAACAACGTTTGAAGTTCAAATGGGTACTTCAACATATGCTCATACATATGTTAGTGGTGGTACAGTTAGAAAAGCAGACGATAATACATTAGCAGTATCAAATGGTGTTTATAATCATACTACAGGAATTATAACAATCACAACTCCAACACACGGATTATCAACTGGTGATAAAGTTAGAGTATGGGGATTAAATTATACTTGCGCTAAAGGTGCAAAAACTTATCCAGAAGTTGGAAGTCCTTCACTTTATAGAGTTAATACAAGTGGCGGAGTTTTAAAAATAGATATAGTTAACGGTGGTGCTAACCATAATGTAGGTGATAAAATTAGAATTGATGGAACAGATATCGGTGGTGCAACTCCTTTACTTTTTGATGTTAAGAGTGTTGCAGGAGATATAATCAGAATTAAAAACGGTACTTTCAAAGAACAATTACCAATGACAGTAGGCGAAAACGTTTCTGTAGTTGGTGAATCTTTAAGAAATACAATAGTAATGCCAGCAAGTGGAACTGGTTCTCAAATTAAAACAATATCATTAACTAATAACGTTTCTAGTGCTGTAAATGGACAATACAAATATGTTCACCCGACAAAAGTAGAAAAACCTTATACAGTTCAAACAGCTGCTAACGCAACTACATTTACAATTGATGTTGGTACAGACGCTAGAGCTCACACATATGTTGATGGTGGAACAGTTACAAAAGCCGACTATGCTTCTTTAGATGTATCTAATGCTGTTTATAATAATAGCACAGGAATTATTACAATAACAACTTCATCAGCACACGGAATATCAGCAAATGATGTTGTTAAAATACAAGGTTTAAAATATCATTGTAAAGATGGTGAAAAAGTTTATCCAAAAGTTGGACACGGTTCAGTATGGAATGTAGTTATAAAAGGCGGAGTTGCAGAAGAAATTATAACATACCACGGTGGTGCAGATTATCACGTTGGTGAAGTAATAACAATCGGTCAAGATAAACTTGGTGGTTCAGGTGGCGACTTAACATTTACAGTTGCTTCTTTAGAAGATAACAACGCTTCAAATATGTTCTTATTAAATGATAGGAACAATATGAGAAATATGACTTTCATAGGTCTTTCTGGACAAAAACGTTCTGGAGGATTATACAAAGTAACACAGGTTGGTTCAACAACTCAATTCGTAGTTTCTTTAGGAACATCACAATACGCACACACATATGTTAGTGGCGGTTCAGTAATTAAAGTTGGCGCAGAAGGAACTATGTTTACTCTTGCTAACGCTAGTTATGCACACTCAAATGGTGATTTAACAATATCTACTAACGAAGTTCACGGTTTAACAGTTGGTGATTATGTAACTATCGGAAAAATGAAATTTACTTGCGAATTAGGTGAGAAAATATATCCAAGTGGTCCAATGCAACAAGCGATTATGTCTTTAGACCCTAGTGGTAATATTAAAAACAAATCACCATATATGCAAAACTGTACATCTGTTAACCCAGGTGCCTGTGGAATGCAAGTTGACGGTAATCTTCACAAAAATACTCACACGGAATCATTTAAATCAATGTTGGGTAATGACTTTACTCAAATCAATGATGATGGTATCGGTATTCACATCCTAGGAAA